GTAAAGAGAGCGTCACAGCGCCTTGCGCGTTCTGGCCGTATTTCAGATGCGGCTGCGCTTTTGGATAAACTCATTTAAGAGGACTTTACTTATGGCTATTGTTGCAAACACCTTTACCCGGTACTCGGCTATCGGTATCCGCGAAGACCTGTCGAATGTTATCTATAACATCTCGCCGGAAGAAACCCCGTTCATCTCGAACATCAAGCGCGAGAACGTTAAGAACACCTACTTCGAATGGCAGACCGACAGCCTCGCCGCTGCTTCGGACGCTAACGCCGCTCTCGAAGGCGACGATGTTGCTTCGTTCACCGCCGTCAACCCGACTGCTCGCGTTGGCAACTACACGCAGATTTCGACCAAGAACGTCGTCATCTCGGGTACGCTCGAAGCTCTGGACAAGGCCGGTCGCCGCAGCGAACTGACCTATCAGCTTGCCAAGCTGGGTTCGGAACTGAAGCGCGACATGGAAAGCGCTCTGCTCGCCAACCAGTCGCCGGTTGCCGGTAACACCACGACCGCACGCCGCACCGCTGGTCTGCCTGCGTGGCTGAAGACCAACACCAGCTTCGGTTCGGGCGGCGCCAACAACGCTGGCGTTTCGGCTCGTACCGACGGTACGCAGCGCGCGTTCACGGAAACCATCCTGAAGGACGTGATTTCGAAGGTCTGGACTTCGGGCGGCACGCCGAAGATGCTGATGGTCGGCGCGTTCAACAAGCAGGTTGCTTCGGGCTTCACCGGCATCGCCACTCGCTTCCGCGACGTTCCGGCTGGCGCCCAGGCGCAGATCGTTGGCGCGGCCGACGTCTACGTGTCGGACTTCGGTACCGTCAACATCGTCCCGAACCGCTTCCAGCGTTCGCGCGATGCTTTCGTGATCGACCCCGAATACGCATCGCTGGCCGTTTTGCGTCCGATTCAGCAGATGGAACTGGCCAAGACCGGCGACGCTGAGAAGCGCCTGATGCTGGTTGAATACGGCCTGAAGGTCTCCAACGAAGCTGCTCACGGCATCGCGGCCGACCTGACCACGTCGTAATTGACATAGGGGCGGGGGCGGGTTTAGGCTCGCCCCCTAACCTACAGGAACTAATCAATGTCAAAGCGCCTTATTTCCTCTGACGCCGAAACCGGGATCAAGACTTACCTTGACTACGACGGAACTAACGACGACGCCGTTATCGTTAAGGAACAGGACGTCACCGGGATCGTAGAGTCTAACAAGGCGGCGTTCGACGCAGCGCCGAAACGTTGGGGCGAGTGGGCGCATGTGGGCCGCATCCCCATGACAGTGTACATGGAGCTTCAGGCTAAGGGTATCCTGGACGACCAGCAAGAGTTGGTTAAGTGGCTTAACGATCCTGCAAACGCCATGTGGCGTACACGGCCGGGGACTGTCTAATGGCGATTACGACCTATTCAGAACTGAAAGCGGCCGTTAGTAACTGGCTTAACCGGGATGACCTAGACAGCGTCGTCCCGGATTTCATCTCTCTGGCCGAGACGCAGTTCAACCGCACGATCCGGCACCGTAAAATGGTAGAGCGCCTTAGCCTTACCGTTGACGGACAGTACGTCGCCATCCCCGCTGATTGGCTTCAGACTATCCGGTTTCAGCTTAATACGACGCCGGTAACGCCGCTGCTCTACGTTACGCCGGAACAAGCGCTCGAAGAAGAACAAGTCTACTCGCAGAGTCAGCAGCCGTTGTTCTTTACAGTTGTCGGCGATACGTTCCAAGTAGTGCCGTCTCCGGACGCCGAGTACGACGCAGAACTAATGTACTACGCATCGGTACTGCCGCTGTCTGACTCAAATACTTCCAACTGGCTGCTCGCAGAAAACCCCGACCTTTACCTATATGGAGCGTTGATCCAGTCCGCGCCGTATCTGAAGGAAGACGAGCGGCTTAATACGTGGGCCGGGATTTATCAAAGACTGTTCGACGACATGATGCTGGCAGACGAGCGGGCGCGTATCGGCTCGTCTAAGCTCAAGTCGCGTTTCCGTACGTTCGGGTGAGGTGAGACATGGCTGATACTACTACGACTAACCTTGGCCTTACGAAGCCGGAAGTAGGCGCCAGCGCCGACACTTGGGGTACTAAGCTCAACAACGACCTCGACGCTATCGACGCTGTCTTTGCTGCGGCGGGAAGCGGTACCAGCGTCGGCCTAAATGTGGGTTCCGGTAAGACTTTCAATATTGCGGGCAACGTGGTGGCGAACGGCGCTACGCTCTCCCCCGCCGAAATTAGTTATCTCGACGGCGTTACGTCTGCCATCCAGGCGCAGATTAACTCCAAGCAAGCAACGCTTGTTTCCGGCACTAATATCAAGACCGTGGGCGGCGTTAGCCTACTTGGTTCGGGTGACGCGGGAACTATCGGGATTGCGTACGGCGGCACCGGGGCCACTACCGCAGCGGCCGCGCGGACTAATCTTGGCGCCACTACCGTAGGCGCGAATGTCTTCACTCTCGCCAACCCTGGCGCGATTACGTTCCCCCGCTTCAACGCCGACAACACGGTTAGCGCTCTTAGCGCTGCCGATTTCCGTACGGCTATCGGAGCGGGAACTGTTACCAGCGTATCTGGCGCGGGTTCGGTAAACGGTCTTACTCTCACCGGAACAGTTACGGGTTCTGGCAGCCTGACACTTGGCGGGTCTGTTACCTCTGTAGCCACGACCGCTACGATTGACAGCGTCGTGATCGGCTTTCGTCCTATCCCACGTTCCACGACCAGCGGCACCGCCGTAGTCGGCGATGTAGGTAAGTGTGTTGCGATCACCGCCGGTCTGACTATTCCGGCCAGCACATTCGCCGCTGGCGATGCGGTATCAATCTACAACAACGGTTCGACTTCGCTGACTATTACGCAGGGCAGCGGCCTGACTCTCCGCCAAGCAGGCACCGCCAACACGGGCAACCGCACTCTCGCGCAGCGTGGCCTGTGTACCGTGTGGTTTAACTCTGCGACTGAAGCCGTCATCTCTGGCGCGGGTCTGTCCTGATGAGCGGCATCCAGATGGCCTTGTTAGGCGTTCCTTCTGTGGCCGCAGGCACGCTTGATACACAGACTATAACTACGGGGGCGATAGGCGCTGCGATAGACCAAGACCGAGAGCGTGGGTTCCAAGCGTCTGTGTTTGGTTCCATCGTAGACGGAACTTCGGACATATACGGCGGAGCTACAATAGGCTATTTCAAGTGGGTAGAGAACGGGGGCCTTCCGTACTACGCTTTGTATATCGGCGGCGCTACGAACTCGGGATGGACTCAAGTAGACATCGGCGGGGTTAAGACTTTGACTCGCGCAAGCGCGGGATTCAACGCCGCTGGCATATGGGTTTGGAACACGTCCGATACCGCAGTGGGGCAAGCCTTTGGCAGCGCCGGGTCTACCGTTGTTTGCGTATTTACGTAAGGTGCTGCTATGTCCGATATGCCACATGAAGTAGAGATCGCCCTTTTGCAAAAAGAGATTGTCGATCTTACCGACAAAGTCAGCCGTCTTTCGGATGAAGTTGCCGGGTTGGTTGACGCTTGGAAAACTGCGTCCGGCGTAGTGGCTTTTATTAAGTGGCTGTCTGGTGTAGTTGTCGCAGTTGGCGTTTTGTGGACCGCGTTCAAAATTAAGATCGGGGGTTGATATGGCCTACGTATTGGGCGCTAAGTCAAGGGAGCGGCTGAAGGGCGTCCACCCTGACCTCGTCCGTGTTGTCGAGCGCGCCATAGAACTTACCGAAGTTGACTTCACTGTGCTAGAAGGGCTGCGTTCACAGGCACGCCAGCAACAGCTAGTCAAAGCTGGCGCGTCCAAGACTATGCGCTCGCGCCATTTGACCGGCCATGCCGTAGACCTCGCCGCGTTTGTCGGCGGGGAGATTCGATGGGACTGGCCGCTATACCACAAGATCGCTAAAGCTGTTAAGCAAGCAGCAGCCGAACTCAAAGTTCCAATTGAATGGGGCGGCGATTGGCGATCTTTCAAAGATGGGCCGCATTGGCAACTTCCTTGGAAGAGTTACCCGTAAGGAGAACTGAAATGTTTGCAGGCTACAAGACTTACATCACCGCTGGCGTAGCGACCGTTACCGCTATCGCCGCTTACCTTGTCGGCGACGCTGATTTGATGCAGACCGCTAACCTGGTCTTCACCGCTCTGCTCGCCGCATTCGTGCGCAACGGCGTCAAGTGATTCAGCTACTCAAGCAACTGTTCGGTTTGCTGCAAGCGGTTGGGCGCTTGTTTGCTGACCGGCAGTTGCTTGAGGCCGGCCAAGCCGAGCAGCGCGAAGCTGATATGAAGGAGGTATTAGCCCGTGAAGAAAAAGCTAACGAGGCTGTGGCCACTCCTGATCCTCAGCGCGACGAGCGCTTGCGTTCACGCTTCGACCGCTCCCGCCGTAGTGTCTGACTATTGCCGTATCGCCAAGCCGATTAGCTACGATAGCGCAGGCGATACTAGAGACACCGTCGCCGAGATTGAGGCACACAACAGCAAGTATGTTTGCATCTGCGAAGGTGATTGCCCGGTAGGTGCAAAGACCGGAGTAAACTGATATACATTACGCTGGTTAATTACGGACGCATATATGGCACTTCTTCCTATTAAATTGCCGCCGGGTATTTACCGCAACGGTACGGAACTTGACGCTTCCGGCCGGTGGTACGACGCCAACTTTGTGCGTTGGGTTGAAGGCATGATCCGCCCGATTGGTGGATGGCAGCAGCGCACTACGACGCAAATGTCGGGTAAGCCGCGCGGGATGATTACGTGGCGCGCTAATAGTGGAACCCGGTGGATGGCGGTTGGGACGCATTCGCATCTCTACGCGATCACGCAGTCAAGTTCTGTCGTAGACATTACGCCGACCGGATACACAGTGGGGAACGCTGACGCCCCGACCGGGGCTGGATACGGCGCGGCTGACTACGGGGCAGACTTCTACGGAACGCCGCGTCCGGATATTGGTACAAACGCACCTGCTACAACGTGGGCCTTGGATACGTGGGGTGAATTCCTCGTCGCTTGCGCCAGCACTGACGGAAAGATTTACCAATGGGAACTGGACGCAGGTACGCCGACTAAAGCCGCGCCGGTCACGAACGCGCCTACGTCGAACACTTCTATCCTGGTCACTAACGAGCGCGCCCTTATGGCTCTCGGCGCAGGGGGCGACCCGCGCAAGATTCAGTGGTCAGACCTCGAAGACAATACGACTTGGACGCCGTCCAGTACCAACAACGCTGGCAGTATTATTCTTCAGACTGGCGGTAAGATTATCACGGGCAAGCGCGTTCGCGGCCAGAACCTGATCCTTACGGATATGGACGCGCATATCGTGACGTACACCGCGCAGCCGTTCGTCTATACATCAGAGTACGCCGGTCGTGCTTGCGGCCTTGCCGGGGCAAACGCTATCGCCGTGCAGGATAACTTTGCGGTATGGATGGGGCCGCGCGGTTTCTACATGTACGACGGCTACGTCAAGTCTGTGCCGTGTGAAGTGTCAGACTATGTGTTCTCTGACATCAACCAAGCGCAAATCAGCAAAGTATACGCCGTCAACAACTCGCAGTTCAACGAAGTGTGGTGGTTCTATCCGTCAGGTGGATCGAATGAAAACGACCGCTACGTGGTGTGGGACTACGCGCAAAACTACTGGACCATCGGAACGCTCGACCGCGCAGCGGGTACTGATCGCGGGCAGTTTACAAATCCGCTCATGGTATCTCCGGACGGGTATGTCTACGACCACGAAGTCGGCGTCAACCATGGCGGCGCGCAAGTGTTCCTTGAGTCCGGGCCAGTACAGATCGGGAACGGCGACCGCATTTTCTACGTCAACGAACTTATCCCTGACGAGCGCAACCAAGGCCAAGTCACCGTATCGTTCTCGTCGAAGTATTACCCTAACGCGGCCGTGTGGTCGTATGGCCCGTACAGCATGACGAACCCGACGAGTGTTCGTTTCAACGGGCGCCAAATCAAGATGAAAATAACGGCCGTGCCGAACACTGATTGGCGCGTAGGGACGATGCGGCTTGAAGCGATTGGTGGTGGGCGGCGATGAAACTTCCTCTTCCCCCGCAAAAGTATGACCCGCTTTTGGAGTCTCAGCGCAACCGTACGCTGGAAACAGAAGTCAATAAGCGCTACGGGCGCGGGTCCGACCTTGTCATCCCGTCGCCCGAAAAACTTATCACGCCGGAAATAGATTTCACCACGGGCCTTCCGCACACGATGCAGAAAGCGCGGCTGGCGTGGAACGACACAGACGCAACGCTCGATCTTGGCATGGAGTACGGCGTTGTTCAGCAGATCGGTCAAGAGACATACGCCCGCGTCAAGAATACGACTGGCGTTACGATTCCAAACGGAACCGTCGTCGGCTTTGCCGGGGCGTCGCCAAACTCGGTAAACATCGCGCCATACTTAGCGGATGGGTCGTCGCCTACACTGTATATACTCGGCGTTATGACGCACGATCTGCCGGACAGTGGCGAAAAAGGATACTGCTGCACTTGGGGGTTTGTGCGTGGGCTAAACACCAGCGCGTTTTCTGCCGGCGATATTCTCTATGCCTCGCCGACTACAGCCGGTGGGTTCACGAAGGTTAAGCCAACTGCGCCGAGCAACGTCATCCCTATTGCTGCGTGTGTTGTTTCAGACGCTACCAATGGCGTCATCTTCGTACGACCGACAATTCAGCAGATGCAGTATTATGGTGAGTTCAGCAAGACCACTGACCAGACGCCTGCGGCTACTAATACAGCATACGCTCTTACGTTCGATAATACCGAGATCAGCAATGGCGTAGTTATTGGTTCGCCGACATCCCGTATTGTTGTGCCGGAATCCGGACTGTACAGGTTTGACGCCACTGTTCAGCTAACCAGTAACAACTCTTCATCGAAGAACATCTGGGTCTGGATGCGCAAAAACGGTACGGATTTGTCGAACTCATCGCGCTTGGTAACTATGGATATTAACAGCGGCTACGTCCCTGTTACTGTTATTGAGACGGTGTCTATGGCGGCGAACGATTACCTCGAACTTATGTTCGCCGCGAGTGACACCGCCATCGCGGTCGATACCGTAGCCAGCACTGCGTTCGCGCCGGGATCGCCGGCCGTTGTCTTTAACGTCACACAGGTGCAACAGTAAGATGGACCTTCGCGCCGAGTTTGACCGCTGCAAGAAATGGCTCGAAGACGCGCTACTATACGCCAATGGCACGCACGACATAGACGATGTTTGGGCCGGGATCGAAAGCGGACGGTTTCAGTTCTGGCCGGGTAAGAACAGCGCGGTAGTTACCGAGATATACACCTACCCAAAGAAAAATGTGTTCCATATTTTCTTGGCCGGGGGCGATCTTGCAGAATTGCTAGAAATGTGGGATTCGATTGAAATCTATGCTAAGGTAATAGGGTGTTCAGCCGTATCCGTTTCTGGTAGGAAGGGCTGGGTTAAAGTCTTAGAGAGCCGGGGCGCAAAGCACTTATGCACTACGGTAGTTAAGGAATTGTAGGCAATGTCTAAAGGCGGCGAAACTTCTACGGTAACACAGCAGAACACGCTGGACCCGTTCATCAAGGAAGCGCTCACCCGTAACATTCAGGCGGCGACGCAGGTTTCTCAGCTTCCGTATCAGCCCTACAGTGGGCCGCGCGTAGCGGGTTTCCGTCCGGCCGAGCAGCAGGCGTTCGACGTCGCGCAGCAGGCCGCTACGGGCCGTGTCGGTTCGGCCCAGCTTGGCGCCGCAACGGAAGCCGCGCAGCGCGCCGCCGCCTACAGCCCAGAACAGTTTCAGCAGAACGTTCAGGGTTTCATGAACCCGTACCAGCAGAACGTTGTTGACGCGACTATGGCCCGGTTGTCTCAGGCACGCGCCGAACGAGACGCCGCCACGAAAGCACAGTTGGCGTCTGCCCGCGCATTCGGCAACGAACGTCGCGGCGTGTACGAAGCCCAGCTTGCTGGCGAGCAGGATTTGAATACGGCGCAGACTTTGGCGAACCTTTACAGCCAAGGGTACGGCCAAGCGGCGCAGATGGCGATGGGCCTTCCGGGTCAGCAGCTTGCCGGTGCGTCTGCGTTGGCGGGCTTTGGGAACCAAGCGCTATCCCAGGAACAGGCGTACGCTAACATGCTGGCCGGGGTTGGTCAGCAGCAGCGCGGCATGGCACAGCAGAACCTCGACGTTGCCTACCAGGACTTCCTCGCGCAGCGTGGTTATCCGGTCGAGCAACTCAAGATTTTCCAATCGGGCCTGTCGGGTCTTCCGGCAGTTACGTCTTCGACGCAAACTTCTACCGCGCCGGGTCAGGGCTTCCTCGGCACCGCCGGAAACGTCGTTGGCGTTCTCGGCGGTTTGAAGAACCTCGGCTTCTTTTAAGTAGGAAAGCGATATGGCCATTAATCCGCTTCTGTTCCCCGCAGGTATGCAGGGTCTCATGCCTACGGCGCAGCCTATTACGCCGAGCGTAACACCGCAGCCCGCATCGCCACAGGAAGCATACCTTGAAAACATGCGTAAGATTGCTCAGGGCGATTTGCGTTCTGTGCTTACTGGCGGCGACCGCCTTATGGCCCTCAGCGGCTTGCTGAAATCTGTGGCTCGCGGCTCGCGTACTACCCCGCAGGAAGCGATGGCACAGGTGCAGCAGACCGCTGCGAACCGCGTCAATACGCAGATGCAGTTGGCGCAGCTTGAAGCTAACGCACAGCGCGAAAAGCAGCAGCGCGAATTTGTAAAGCAGTTCGCCTCGACGGTTCCCGAAGCCAAGCGCGGTGTGCTTGAGAACGCTGATCCGGCCGAGGCATTCAAGCTGGTGCAGGAAGAAGTGTTCCGGCCGAAGCAGGTGTTCCAGACGAAGCGTGATCCGGAAAGCGGCATGATGCGTGTGCTGTATCAGGACGGAACGAGCCAGCTTACCGACATCAAACTTCCGGCCAATACGGAAGACCGTGACGTCGGCGGTGCAATCCAAGTTGTCGATAAGGACACCGGCCGGATTATCCAGACCATCCCGAAGACGATGGCCCCGGGTGAAGCCGCGCGTCTCAGCTTGGCGCAGCAGCAGTTCCGCGCCCAACAAGCTAGGGCGAGCAGCGGGGGTGGAAGCGGCGGCTCGGCCGGTAGGGTTCAGCTTGTCCCGACGGCAAGCGGGTACGCAACGTTCAACCCGCGTACCGGAACGCTGGTGCCGATGAACACTACTCTTCGCCCGAAGGCGGCGGCGGATCCGTTCGCTGGCATTCTTAGCGGTGGCGGTGGTGGGCCGACCTTCGGCCAGTAACATAAGGGGTTCATATGGCGCTGTCGCCTAAGCCGATCCAGCCTGCGTCCGCGCCGAGTGATAGCACTTCGGCGGTTGCATTTCTGCAAACCCGGTTCGATGCTGGCGATGACGCCGATACGCTGCTCAAGCTGGCGAACGACCTGTTTAAGCAAGGGCAGATTGGTGCGCCAGTTGACCCGGCCAACGTCAAGGCTATGGTTGCGTTCCGCGACCAAGGCGGAACAGGCGCGGGTTTTTTGCCGAGCGCGCTGCCTGGTCAAGAACTTGGCGCCCGAATTCCGACTGCTGGTCCGGTCGAGACTTACGCCGGGATCAACCCGGTTAGCGCAGCTATTAGCGCCGCTGGCGACGTGTTCGCTGCTGAGCCATCGCTCGGCCTTGACCCGGAGAATCGGCAAGCGCTGGCGCAAGCTGGGCTGTCGTGGCTCGCGCCGCTTGGCGATGTAGGCGCGCTTGCGAACACCACTGTTACCGCTGCGCTTATGGGCGGTGCGACAGGCGCGGGTCAGCTTCTAGAAAATATCGGCGTGCTTCCGGCAGTCGAAGCAATCACTGGCGTTAAGCAAACGCCCGAACGCTTTGCCGAACAAACCGCTGGCCTCCTTGAGTTTGCCTCGCTCAAGTATCCGTTCGCGGCTGTACCGGAATTTCCCACCCGCGCAGCGCCGACAATCCCGCGCGTAGCGGATGTAGCCGCCGAAGTTACTCCGCCCCCGGCTGTGAAACTACCCAAAAAAGCTACGCCTAAACCGGCCGAGCCAACGATCCCGGTCAACGAAATGCCGACGATGACGCCTGCGGAAGGCAAGGCCGCTCTCGAAAGCATGGCCGAGCAGGGCATGACGCAGCCGCTGCCGAAGCTGGACGTAAGCACGAAGGTCGCTGACTTCGCCGCTGACTACCTCAACGCCGGGGGTCTGACCCGCCCAGCCAATATGCCGTTTTCGGAGTTCTTCTACCGCCACGTCAAGGCGGGTACGGTTCCGGAAGAACAGTTCCGCGAACTGGTGCAGAAGTACAACCTCGACGACCAAGACGTGATGGAACTGTTCACTGGTACTCGCCAAGGTCTGGGCGACGCAGCGCGCACGATGCAGCGTTTCAGTGTTGCCAGCCGTTACGTGCCGACCGAAGCCGGGGAACTGGCTAAGCTCGGCGTTGAGCAAGCTGGCGATCTTTCGTTGTGGAAGCGCCTGACCAACACCTATCGTGGCGCGCTGGTCTCGAACATGGCCACGACCATGCGCAACAACATCTCGTCGCTGGCGCGAGTTCCGATTGACGTGGCTACTAATCTTACGGACACAGCGGTTAACGCTGTCGCCAATCCGTTCCGCGCCGAAAAGGTCGGGATCAACCCGATGGACGCATTCGCGGTTATCACCGACCGCTTCAATCCCGCGCAGAACAAGCGCTTCTACGAGCAGATTCGTAACGTACAGCCGGGTGTGAACCAAGAACTGATGGCGACCTACGCCTCAGACGTAGCGCGGGTGACGAAGAAGGACGCGTTCTCAAAGGTCGAGAAGGCAGTAGACACGATCAACCTGTTTAACCGCGTATCGGAAACCGCAACGCGCAAGGCGATGTTCCCGGTTTATCTCCGGCGCGAAGCAACCAAGCTGGGTTACAACTTCGACGAACTGGTTGACGCAGAGCGGCTTGGCGATTTGCCGGAAGAAGCGTATCAGAACGCGCTCAACGCTACGCTGGATTACACTTACTCGGCCCCGCCAAAGCGCGACAGCTTCGCCGATTTGTTCGTTCGTACCGTCGAGAAGGGCGGGCTCCCGCTCGCAACGATCATGCCGTTCCCGCGCTTCATGGTAAACGCCATGAAGTTTCAGTTCGACCACAGCCCAGCCGGATTCTTCAAACTGCTCAGCAAGGCCGAGCGCGAGAAGTTTGCCAAGGGCGACACGTCCGCCCTGTCGAAAGCGATGATTGGTTCTACGCTTCTTTACTCGGCGTATGAGTTCCGCAACAGCGAACAGGCCGGTGAGAAGTGGTTCGAGGCCAAGACTAAGGACGGCAAGACGTTCGACCTCCGGCCGTTCTTTCCGGCCGCGCCGTATCTTCTTGTCGCGGATATTATCAAGCGGGCGCAGGACGGCTCGATTGACTTGGCATTCGAGGCGAAGGATATTTTGCAGGGCCTTACCGGCGCGCAGTTCCGTGCGGGCGGGGGGCTTTACGTCGCAGATGAATTAATCCGCGATCTTTCCAGCGCCGGTACGAATACCGAGAAGGCCAAGACAATTGCGAAGCAATGGCTGGCCAACCTCGGCGCTGGTTTTCTCAATCCGTTTCAGCAGTTCAAGGACTTCTACGCGCAGTATAATCCGGAAGAAGCAGTGTACCGCGACGCCAAAGACAGCGCGCTTGGCACATTGGTCCGCGCTGTTCCCGGTGCGCAGCGCGCTATCGGAGTACCCGAAGCCGAGCTTGCAACCAGGGAAGGCGGCTCGACTACCGTGGACCCGGCGCTGCGCCAGTTGCTCGGGGTTACGGTCAAGCAGGAAAAGAACTTCCTCGAAAGCGAAATCGACCGGCTCGGCCTATCGCCCTACGACATCGGGCCGAAGACGGGCGACCCGGAGATGGACCGCCTGATTAACCGCGACCTCGGCATCATCGCCGAGCAGGCCATAGTTCCGCTGCTTCAGACAGAACAGTATAAGCAGCTTGACGATGTGCGTAAGGTGCAGGCAATCCGCGACATCTACACGCAGGCACGCAAGGCAGCGGTAGCCAAGTTCGAAACCGAGAACCCGGAACTGGCGCTAATCAAAAGCCTGAAAGGCCGCAACCGCACGGAGAAGGTTCTGATTAACCGGGCTTTCGAAGAGAAGACCGGAAAGAACGCTGAGGCATTCCTACGCCAGTTGCGTGAAGCCCCGATGATCCGCACGCAAGAGCAGTACGACGCACTGCCCAAGGGCGCAAAGTTCACTGATCCCGGCGACTACAAGGTATACGAGAAAAAGTAATGGCCAAGATTGCTGCGAATATTGCATGGAAGCCGCTGCCCAAATCCAAACGCCGCAAGAAACCGGCAGCGGTTCGTCACCGTAAGAAGCTCGGACCACGTAGTCACTTGCGCACCAAGTTCTAACAGGTTACATGTAACCCATGAAAATCATGGGCATCGACCCTGGCGCTACTGGCGCTATAGCGGTTCTTGATACGGACGATATGTCCGTCGTCATAATTGATATGCCCACTACTAAGATCAAACGAGGGCCACGGACTGTCAACCAAGTTGACGCCGTGGCCCTTTCTCATGCGCTGCGCCCCCACGCCGACGACTGCTTCGCCGTTGTCGAGAAGGTCCACTCCATGCCGGGGCAAGGCGTGGCCTCGATGTTTAGCTTCGGCCGTGCGGCTGGTGTACTCGAAGGCGTTCTTGCTGCGCTCGGCATTCCTTTCTCGTTGATCCCGCCGCAAACGTGGACTAAGTCTATGCGTCTGTTCGGCGGGAAAGACGGAAGCCGGTCACGGGCGCAAGAATTGTTCCCCGATCAGGCGCATCTCTTCTCCCGCAAGAAAGACGACGGCCGTGCAGACGCGGCGTTGATCGCCTGCTACGCCGCAGAAAGGGAAGAGTGTGGATCATCTGTTCGAGTATCAGAAGACGGGGGCGCAGTTCCTCGCCGAAAACCCCGCCGCGTTTCTCGCTGATGAACAGGGGCTAGGCAAGACTATCCAGGTCATCGCGGCCTGCGATCAGCTTGGCCTGAAGAAAGTTGTTGTAGTCTGCCCAGCTATCGCCAAGATTAACTGGAAGCGCGAGTTCGATAAGTGGGGCGCGGTAGAACGAGAGGTCTTGGTCTACAGTTATGACAAACTCACACAGTCTAAAGAGGTGCGTAGCGCGATTGCTGCTTTTGAGCCGGACGTCTTGGTCTTGGATGAAGCGCATTTTCTCAAGAACCGTCAGGCTAAGCGCACAAAGTATCTATACGGTCAGCACTGTCGCGGCGATGGTCTTGTCCGTTTCGCTGATCGCGTGTGGCTTCTTAGCGGCACTCCCCTTCCTAATGATGTCAGCGATTTCTGGACGCATCTTAAAGCGATTTGGCAGTACCCGCTGAACTTCGTCGATTACACGCTTTACTTTTGTAAGACGTGGAACGGCCAGTTCGGCCTGAAGGTTCTCGGCAATAAGGCCGAACGGATGGGCGAGTTCAAGACTATCCTGAAGTCGATCATGCTCCGCCGTAAAGCGGATAAGGTCTTGACCGAATTGCCCCCGCTGTGGTGGCAGGACACGGTGGTCGAGGTTTCCGGGTGGGACGACATGGCGCATATCGACAACCCGGATGAGCGCCAAGCCGTTGAACTTATCTTGCAAAGCGCGCTGACGCAACAAGACATCTCAGGCCAACTCGATGCTATTGCGCCGAGCATGGCGGCGATGCGGCGCTTGACTGCCCTAGCCAAAGCCAAGCCGGTAGCGGCGCAATTGTCGGCCGAGCTAAAGGATCATGCCTACGATAAGGTCGTGGTCTTTGCCTACCACCGTGCTGCGCTCGAAGCCTTGCGCGAAGAACTAGCTGAATTCAACCCGGCCTATATCGTAGGCGGCCTAGCAAATCAGGAACGGCAGTCCGAGATTGACAGGTTCCAAAGCGACTCGCAGTGCCGGGTATTCATCGGGCAAATCACCGCGTGTTCCACCGCGATTACGCTAACGGCCGCGAACCAGGTAGTGTTCGTCGAGATGGATTGGGTTCCGGCTACCAACGCGCAAGCCTCGAAGCGCTGCCACCGTATCGGTCAGTCTAAGCCAGTCATCGTGCGGTCGTTTGGCCTAGCAAATTCCTGCGACGAAATCGTGGCACGGACACTGGCCAAAAAAGCACAGATGATCTCTGAGGTTCTGGAATAGGAAAAGCCGAGGGGTGACTTCCGAACCCCCCGGCTTTCCTTCTTCTACACCACCTCTGGTGAAGTGGTTAAATCAGCACACTCAGAGCAGGTCGTCAAGGTCCGAAATGTCTGCGGACGGACGGGCTTCCGCGGAGAACTCATCGGCTGCACTGAGACGGCCATCCATACGCGGGCCGTCGTCGGTCTTCTGGATATTACCGAGACTGAAGGCAACGCCGTTGTTGCCGTTCACGCTGTAAGCGAAAGCGCGCAGCGACGCACGAACCTTAGCGCCGGGGTAAATCTCCTTCGGGTCCGTGATAGCAGCGGGCTTGCCGTCCGAGCCAGCGAACTTCGAGACAACTTGAGGGGCCTGCTTCGACTTGACGTTCATGAACGTCGAGCCTTCCGGGTACCCTTTTTCTACGCCGTCTTCCCGGAAGGGCATACGCACCTTGCCGGACTTGACCATCTCCTTAAAACGGTCGCCCCACTTTTCCTTCCCAACTGCCAGCGCAGCAGCCTTGAGTTCGGTAATGTCGGTACCGTCGGGGAACACCAGCGAACAGCTATAGACCGACTCGGTTGCACCCGGAGGAGTCTGCGGTTCGAAGATGTGCGGGTAGCTGATGATGGCTTCAGGCGTAATAACTTTTGACATCGGAGTTTCCTTGTTCACATTGAGTCTTAGTTACTCGTTCACGTTGAATTCGTCAGCAGCCAAGAGAGCCGCTGGCGGGCGATTATCGGAATCGCCCACCATTGATAGGCCAGACGATACCGACATGACAAGGGTGCTAGGGAGATTCTTTTTCCCAACAACCTTCTCTATCTGCGAAGGCGACTTCAACTTCTTCTCGTAGATGTCGTCGTCTTCCAGACCTTCCTTAGTGGCCCACGCCACCAATTCCTCTTCGTTCTTCCAGCGCCGAGTTGGGCGCCGCTCGACAAGTTTGAAGCCCGGAACTGTCGTTCCGGATTCAAGCAGCGTGTGCGCGTGTCGGCGGATAGACTTGATCCACTCTTCGAGCAGCGGAATCTTGTCCATGTAGTTTGCAATCTCGGCAGGTGAGAGGTCGTCAACTGATCGGATAGCGCCGAACTCGTCTTGCGCTACGGCCAGCGCGTTGCCGCGCAGCGCCGAGCAGGAACCCGCTGCCTTGCAGAACTTGCAGTGATCACCTGCGATACGGGGCGCGTCTGGTTTCAGAGCCGCGTGAGCCGCATCAATCAGGTCGGTTCCGAAGTCCAGTATCTCGTCTTTAGTGTAGCTGTGCGTGCGGATCGAACCAAGGCGATGCGGAGCGCGCGGCTGGACAATTGCTGTGTGGATCGCGTTGATCGGAGCGCGAGTTCCGATCTTTAGCACAGCCCCGAGCGCATAGTACTTGAGTTGCGGATTGTCTTCTGCGTCTACCGCTACGCCCTGGCCATGCTTGTAGTCGATAACCCACAGGTTGCCCGTCGCCTTGCCGTAGATCGTGCAGTCGCTGGTGCCGAACATCGGCATCGGCGGGTCGAGCGCTTCCAAGCTGAAGCGTTGTTCGAGTTTGAGCAAAGCCGGGGCTTCTTCCTCTTCGATACCCCGAACGTAGTCAACGTAGACATTGACGGCGGACGCCATGTTGTCGTCAACCACGTTGTCGTTGAACGTGCGGCCGATCAACGTGTGTGCGTCAGCGATCCCGTTCTCTAGGCAATACTCGCCGAGTTCATGCGCAGCCGTGCCGAGTTCAGCAAATGGGCTGGACGTGTCGGGGAACATTGATTCGGCGTGTAAGCTGCCGGGGCAAGCCATGCGCCGCTTCGAGTTAGACGCGCCGAACGAAGCGTGTGCTATCTCAGCCATGTTGCTTCTCCAATTTCTTATCGGCGGATAAGTCCGCGTTGATGATTCGGTTTATCTTTTCAGCATAGGCCGGGTCGCGCTCCATCGTGTACTCCGCGCGGCGGACCGCATGGATTACCGTGGTGTGGTCACGGTCCAGCACACGGCCGATCTGTGAGTATGACAGGTCGCGTTCGCGCAGAATCTTACACAATGCAAACCTGGCAGGAAGAATGAAATCATACTTGGCACGGCCGAGAATGTCGCGGCGATGTACCTTGAACTCGTCGCTTACCATCTGAATAATGTCGCCGAGGAAAGCGACGCGACGCTTACTCATGTCCTCGACAAAGTCAGTCTTCTCGTTGTGCGGTGCGACAAGCAGCCAGTACGGGTTGACCTTAAACGCAATTGCCAGCTTCCACAGTGCGTGCAACGACAGGTTCTCTACGCCGCCGTCCCTGATTCTCTTGAGTTGCGTTTGCGGGAAACCGGACGCGTCAGAAATATCCATGAGCGTCAGTGACGTGGTGTCGAACATCGCCCGAAGCCGCGAGGCCGTGATGTTCATTACCGCGTTGAGGTCGTAGATGTTATGCTTGTTCACTGTCTGCTCCTAATAGTTTTAGCGGGTCTTCCCCTACGGCTTCCGCTAAACATTCAACAAAATACAAAGTTGGGTTGTGTTTCTCGCCCTTTAATATTCGCCGCACGTATGTCGTGTCATACCCGGCCCTGTCGCACACCGCTCGGAACGAGTCCTGGTGTCTAGCTATCGCCGCGATTAAGTTCTCGCGCAGCGCCGCAGATAGCGTTGGTTTCATTTCTGTTTCCTCAACCCAGCATCATACCCATAAACCCACCCCGCAGCGGCAAACAGCAGGGCGATCAGGGTTCCGATCAGGTCAGTCAGCATCACCCAACTCCTTCAACGCTGCCACCGGATATATCTGCACCGATCCGCGTTCCGTCTCGCTCTCTACGGCGTAGCCTTCAGCGGTCAGGCTGGTGGAGTAGAAGCCAACAACCTTGCCGGTCCATTGACTGCCTTTGGTTTTGGTTACGCGGGTGCCTAGCGGCCACCGGAAATTGTCAAACATCGTTATCTCCTGCGCGGCGGTTCCATGCGGCGATACACAGTTCGGCTGTTTCCTCACGATCACAATCAAGATCGCCGGGGTAGTGGCTGATTTCTGCGCTGCAAGAGATACAATAAACAGATACCTTTTCCATCGGCTCCCCGGTGCGGTAGTGCCTAAAGCCTTGACGTGTATCTAGTTCCGCTGCCTCACCACAAAATGGACACGGCTTGAGTTCAACTTGCATCGCGGGCTTCCTTGTATTGGAGCAGGGCTTCGGCAACCTTTTCGCGGAAGTATGCTGCGCGTGATGCAAAGCGGCGCATCCTGTTCCGGTCATCCGAACAACGGCATCCGCCGTTGGTGTGCATCCCCTTGGGCCGCTGAATGACGCAATAGCCGTCAGAGCATCCACCAATCGCAGCGCAGCCTTGGTCATACTGCTCCAAAGCCCCCGCCAGCGTCTCGGCCAGCGCCTTGAACTTGGCGAGTTCGGCAGCTTGCTCGGCGCGTACTGCTTCACGGTCGGCTTCGATCACGGCGGCGGCGGCTAATTCGTGCGCATCTGTTCCGCCGTAAATCATATCAAATGCCTCTAGGGCATCGGCCCACACCGTCAAAGCAGGGCGTAGTTCACTGGTCATGGCTGTCTCCTGCGATCATGGACTGCACAACGTCCTCGGCAATGCCGAACGTGGCGGCGATCACAGCTATTGAAACGCCATCGGAAATCAGCTTGGCGACCTGTTGGCGGGAAACGTCCTCACCATTGATGATGGCGGCAGGAATGCTCAAGGCGTTGTCGATGGCTTTGGTTAGAAAATCAAACATGGCTGTCTCCTGCGAGTGCTGCGCGGGCGTCTTCATCAGCGAACACGCTGACGTCTCGCACTACGGAAACGCCCCACACCATTTTGCGTAAGTGGATCGCCCCCACGACATCTGCGTTCGCCACGAAAGAGCGGTCGCCAACCAAGTGGTAGACGAGCCAGAGCCTAAGCTTCCAGATATAGTTAGACATTGGCTTGCTCATTGTTCGATTGCCTCCCACACAATGCGACCGCCACGGGCCTCGATGGCTGCGCTGATCTTGGCGCATTCATCCCGTGCATCTTCAATATGGTTGCCGGGAAACGCATCCCTCCACGCTTCAACCAGCGGGTCGGGCTTGGCGAGGATGAAACGCTTAAGGTCATCGCAGTAGCAAGGTATTTCATACGGATTATCCCTATAAAACCCTTCCACCGCATCGCTCACTTCCTGCCGGAAGGCTTCGTGCTGTTCGATGGCGCGGGCATGGGCAACGATGGACGCACGCAATGGCAAGTCCAGCGCCATACGGTCGAAATGATGCACAGAACGGCCAGCGCACTGGCAAGCGTGTTCTAGGGCTTTGGGGTCAATGTCAGTCATAGCTAGTCTCCACGAGGTTATGCCCCAGCTTGGCAAGGATCAGGCCGAACACTTGCTCTTGATCGTAGAAGGTCGAGCCGTAGCAGGACGCTACAGGCTCAAGGTCGAGCGCCAGTTCACCGTCGAACCAGACCCGCGCGCCTTCGGAGTAGCCTCCGCTGCAACCGGCTTGGTCGCAGTCGCTGCTGGCGGTCAGCCATTCAATGCGAATGTCAGTCACGTTCATCTCCTACCAATGCGCGAAGGGCGATTACGGCGCAGGATCGACCATGCCCCGGATTGGCCTGCCCAAAGTCGGCTATGCGCTTCAGCGCGGCTTCCAGTTCTTCAATGCGGTCGGCAGCAGCTAGGCGCTGGCGTTCCAGTTCTTCAGCGTCGATGCACCAGTGCTTCTCTTGAAGGCGGTAGTAGCTATCCTCGTCGCGCAGTTTGTCGATCAAGTCCGCATCCTGTGCGATCAGGTTGTCCATAATCTTGCTACGTTCTTCGGACATTACACTTCACTCCCAAATATCCGGAGCGCCGCTCCCAATTTGCAAGGATGAGCGATTGGTCGGGTGCTGATGTTGCAATCAGTCATGCCTTTTCCCATCCGTCCTTGAGGTGGCCGAAGTCGCGCGGTTCCGTAACCATCGTCTCTTTGCCGCAAACGCTGCACGTATCGGGATGCCATGTGCTGACACCGCATTCCCTGCGGCCCCACTTGTCGCCGCAAGGAGAGCATATCCATGCGGGATAGGGCTTGCGCTTAGTCATAAACTTCTCCCCCAGCGTATTTCAGCACCCGGCGCATAGCGATCAGGTCCAGTTCCGCATCGTCCTTGTCTTCGCGGGTGGTCGCCTTGTCGAAGCTGTCCTGCGCCCATTCCATGTGCAGCTTGAGCCATGCCACTACAATCTGATCTCCTAGTTCGTTGTTCACCGGCAGGCGTATTTCGTTCAGGTCAGTCATACCCTTTTCCTTCCTTACTTACGGTAGCGCGGACCTTCCTTGCCTTCCGCTGCAACCGGACAACCCTTCGCCCAGGCCGGAACCTCCGTCATGATCCGGACCATCTCGTCCAAAGAACCATAACCGTCTGGAACCTCGCAGATAATCTCGTCGTGAACCGACATGATTACTGGATACCCGGACTGCTCTAATCGCATCATCGCGCCTGCCATCAGGTCGCGTGCCGTTGCTTGTACTACGTTCTCCACAAGTAGTCCACCCCAAACTTTCTGCGATACCCATTGGCGGGTAACGCTGTTGAGCGTGTCAATCTCGACGGTGTCCTGGCTTGCCCCCCACGGCGTCTCACGCTGCACAATGCGGGGGTTGCGGTACGTAAGGCTCCGGCCAGACGGCAGCGCAAGCCGAACGATAGACTCGCCTTGGTCCAGCGCAGCTTCCGTCAGTGAAAGAAACTCGGCTTCGAGGCGCTGCCAGTAGGAGGCGATCTGGTCGTTCTCCTGGCGGTAGATCGAGACGATCCGCTTGGCTTCCTCTACGTCAACGGCGATGCCCATAGCCGCGCACTGCTCGGCGAAGCGCTTGCCGCCCATGCCATAGCCGCAGCCCAGTGTGGCCATTTTACCAATTTGTCGTTGATTATCAGTTACTTGCTCTGGCGTTGTATCGTATATAGCTGCTGCCATTTTTCGGTACACGTCGCCGCCCTTGGCGAACGTCTCGACAAGATCGTCTTGCCCCGCCATCCATGCCAAGACCCGCGCTTCGATGGCGCTGTAGTCTGCAAACATTAGAGTGTGATTCGGCGAAGCAATAAGCATCGAACGCAGCAAGTCCGCCGCGATCTCGGTGCCATGGCCATGCTCGGCTACGCTTTCGCCAGCCTTAAGTTTCTCAATGATTACATCTAGTTCTGCCTGCTTCCTCACAGGACGTGGGAAGTTTTGCGGCTGGACGAGCTTGCCGCTCCACCGTCCGGTAGCCGCGCCGTGATAGACTAGCAGCCCGCGCATACGGTCGTCGCTGTCGGCAGCATATTCCATCGCGTCGAGCTTGGCCGTGCTGGACTTGGCCCCGGCTTGGCGCAGTTCGAGCACACGCCGGATGACAGGGTGCAGCCCTTCATGTGCCAATATCTCAGCAACCGATTGCTTATCGACGCTCTTGGTGTGTATCCCGTACTTGTTGAGCCACGCCACCAGGTTCATGCCGTTCGTCGCCGAACGAACAAAGCCCTTCGTCAAGCGCTGAATCTCTGCGTCGATCTCGGCCTTGCTTTCGTCGGCGAGCGCACGAACCCGGTGGAGCAGGTCGCGGTCCAGCATCACACCCCGATCGTTGATTCGCTGGTCAAGCAAGTACAACTGACGCTCGCTGTCAGGCAGATAAGGAACGTGCGTCGATACGTCCATCTCCGTGCGTACGTCTTGGACGCAATAATCAATGAGGGCCTGCACCTTATCCGCAGTCTCCCACCATACGTGCGTTCCGTCAGCGTTAGTCCTGCGGGGACGGGCCATGCGCAGCATCAACGCCTGTCCGGCCTTGTCCTTTTGCTCATCAACGCCAAGCACAGCCGCAGCCTGGCCGAGTGCGCGAGGCAGGCCCGCCGCGCTGGACTGCGCCATCGTGCAGTACCATTGGGCAGACTTCGTCCTCGGCCAGCCATAGCGCGGGGCCATGATCTTATTCCAGATTATCCTTTCGAAAGCGGCATTGAAGGCTTGAAGCTTCCCGCCCTCGACGATCCAGTCTTCCAGCTTCGGGTCAATCGGATCGCCCGGACGCCAGACGCGAACGTCCTCGCCGTCCCATGAGTAAGCCATGCACCACACGTCGGTCGATGCGTCAGTGGCGTATACGTAAACGCCAGTCTTTCGCAGGTCCACGGCGCTGCGGGTTTCGAAGTCAACGCTACAAATCATGTCGTCCCTTTCTTCTCACGCCAACCAAGCACACCCCTCCACATCTTGTCAACACCAGAAAATAAAATAATCTGTCTTGCAATGGCCGCGCAAACTGTGCCAGCGTTAAAGCAATCAACATTGGAGACCACACACATGATGACTTTCAAACGGCTCTACGCGGCCGGGTTTACGGAGCTTGTCAGCGTAATCCCGCCAGCCGCACCGCTGTCAGAGCTATCAAAAATCACGGCGGATCAAGCAGGTAAGGCACCCGGTCGGCAGAACGCACAGGGAACATGGGGCGGGTACAACTGGCAGGACTACACGCCAACGCAGGGCGACATTGAGCGTTGGGATCGGTCGAACGCCAACATCGGACTCAAGGCGGGGCGCTACCCGGCGCTTGACATTGATGTGGTCAACGAGGGTCTGTCGAACATCATCGGTTCAATGGCGAAGAAGGCGCTCGGCAATGCGCCCGTGCGGGTTGGACGGTGGCCGAAGCAGCTCTTCATGTATCGTACCGACGAACCCATCGGAAGAATGAGGCTGCGTTTCCGCGATGGCAAAGGGGTCGAACAGCTAGTCGAGCTTCTCGGCGATGGCCAGCAGTATGTGGTCGGCGGTATCCACCCCGTCACGCGCGAACCATACCGGCTGGACCAGGACATTACGATCCGGGGGCCGGTGTGCCTCAAGAAAATCACCCGCGAAAAGGTCGAGAAGTTCTTTGCTGACTTGGTCGAGACGCTGGAGATGACGGGGTGCGAGATTATACATGCCGATAAATCGCCTGAGAGGGCCGCTGAGCGCCAAAAGGTGGATCAGGCTAGTCTGGTAGCGGACGACCTGTCGAAGCTCTCAGAGGCGCTTAAAACGGTTCCTAACAGGTCGGAGTATTTCCCGGACAGGGATGACTACATTCGCATGGGCTATGCGATCAAGGCTGCGGCTGGTCCTGACAACGAGAACGAGGCGCTGGCTTTGTTTACGGAGTGGGCGATGTCGTGGGAGGATGGGGTCAACACGATTGAAACTATCGAGGCGGACTTCGGCCGGATGCACCCGCCGTATGAGTTGGGGTGGGAATGGATTCAGGATCAGGCTCGGCGCTTTGGGTTCAAGCCTGAGGTAAATGAGTTCGAGACGGTTGAGTTCGATGACGTGGCGTTTACGGACGTGCTTGCCTCTGTAGGTGAGACGCCGATTGAGTATTCGGACAGCGCATTAGCCACTAGGCTTGCGAGGTTGCACGTTTCGGATATTCGTTACGTTGCGGGCGGCATGGGTTGGATCGCGTGGGATGGGGCCAAGTGGGCGGTTGACCGCAGCGAGAGGCACGTTGCCTATGCACGCAAGGTTTGTTCGGCGGCATCGGCCGAGTCGCGCGAAAAGATTGACGCACCGCAGAAGGCGGAACGGATTGCGGCGCGGTGCGCGTCTTACCCTGTGATTGTCAACGTCGCCAAGTTGGCGCGGACAGACGCGGCGTTGCAGGTATCGACAGATCAACTCGACGCGGACATCTATCTGCTCAATTGCCGAAACGGGATTGTCGATCTGCGCACGGGTGCGCTCATGCCGCACGACAGGTCGAAGCTCTGCACGAAGGTAACGAGCGTTGACGTGGACTTCGAACGTGGCTGCCCCCAATGGAATGCGTTTCTGAATGAGGCGTGCAACGGCGATGATGAGTTGAAGGCGTATCTTCAGCGGCTCGCTGGCTACGCGGCGACGGGCAGCACGAAGGAACACGTCCTTGCGTTTGCACATGGCTCCGGGGGCAATGGCAAAGGGACGTTCCTTGGCGCGCTAGGTGCTATCCTTGGCGATTATGCCACGGTGGCCAGTGCGGACGTGTTCCTGGCGTCGAACCAACAGCGGCACCAGACGGAACTTGCGGCCCTCATGGGGGCGCGGCTGGTCCACGCGCAGGAGATTGATCCTTCGCGCAAGTGGGACGAGGCCAAGGTAAAGTCGCTCACTGGCGGGGACAAGATCAGCGCCAGGTTCATGCGGCAAGATCAGTTTGAGTTCACCCCGCAGTTCACGCTGATTATTGCGGGCAACACGAAGCCTGAGATAACTAACGTAGATGACGCAATGCGGCGGCGTATGCACCTCATTCCGTTTGAGACGAAACCGGCGCGTAAGGACGTAGACTTGCCAGATAAGCTCAAGGAAGAATACCCGGCGATTCTTGCTTGGGTTATCGAGGGGGCGAGGATGTGGCTTGAACAGGGATTGAATCCTCCCCAGGCCGTGCTGCGTGCCACCGAAGACTATCTGAGCGGTGAGGATGCACTAGGCAGATGGATCGAGGAGCGCTGCGTGGCCGGGGATGGCCGGGAGATGGGGACCAGCGAAGCATTCGATGACTTCCGTGAATGGTGTAAGGAGGAGAATGAGGTCAAGGGCCGGGATTGGAGCCAGCGTAAGTTCTCTTCGGAGATGAAGGCCAAGGGCTTTGAGATAACAAGGGACCGGGCGACCCGTACGAAGCGGGTGTTCCGTGGCATTGAACTTCTGATCGGCGAAGAAGACCGTATGGTGATCGAAGCCATGAGCGAAGACGCGGCTGCCGACTTCTTCGGCATCCAGATTAGCTTTGATAGTGACGACGACGAAGCGTGAACGAGGAGTGAGCGAGATGTACGGGGTAGAACAGGAAGAGAACGATGTGGTCGAGCGGCCCGCCCATTATAACCAAGGCGGGATCGAGTGCGTTGATGCTATCGCTGCGGCTACAGTCGAGTTACGCGGATTAGAAGCGGTATGCACCGCGAACGCCATCAAGTACCTCTGGCGATGGAAGCGAAAGAACGGGACCGAGGACTTGAGGAAGGCCAGGTGGTACCTAGACCGATTGATTGCCGAGGTTGGCGGAGAGTGAATAGAAAAGGGGGCCAAGCGGCCCCCTTATTTGTTTGCGGGTGGTTTTCGGACCCTTCTCGGCGTTTAAGATCAATCCGGACGCTTAGGGGGTGGGGGCGGACGCTTAGGAGGCCAGGTTCGTGCCACATAGAATGGCGGAAATGCGTGGGGCGGACGCTTAGGCCACTTATTTTGAGGTTATGATGCTCCCATGTATTTGTTAAGCCGTATATGCCCTATTTAAAGAGCTTAACTTATATTGAAACTTGTTATGTTAGAAATAAGTGGCACAAGCGTCCGGACCGCAGAAATCAGCCATTCTATGTGGCCGGGTAAGCGTCCGCTAAGCGTCCGGGTAAGGTGCGTAAGCGTCCGCCTAGGAGAATTACTTAGTGAGGCCGAGAGGAGGAAGTTTCAGTCGTCGCCATACGGATCAGGCAAGTCGTCCGCATCGAGGTTATGCGACCCGACTTGCTTGATGGGGCGTGGAGGTTCTGCGTCGATGGTTATAGGGCTTCCACTGTCGCCAATGTTTAGTTGGCGCAAGGCTTCCAGGTGAAGTTGGTTCACGTTGACGTTGACTTGGGCTTGAGCCGGTGAGGACTTGTACTTGTCGGGGTTCGTCACCCCGGCCAGCCACTTGCGGGTTTCGATCTTGAGCCTGTCCGCGTTGGCGTTGAGGTTGTCAGTCTGGTCCGCAATGTCCAGGCATTCGTCTGCCCACTGATCCGCCGCAATAGCCCGCGCCTGAGCGAAGCGCTCTTGCCGGTCAGGGTCTTTCTTGATCCAGTGATAGAGCGAGAGGTTAGAAATGCGAAGCTCGCGGGCGACAGCGGCCATAGTCATGCCGCTGGCAACTTTCTCTAGAAGTGTCTGTTCGCCGATCTTGTCGAGGTTGGACGCAATGGTCCGCCGCTTAATGTGTCCTGCCATGTTTCACCTTGTTAGATACGAGCCGAGATAAACCAGCCACAGGCCGAGGTATACCGCAGCGACTAGCCGCGCGTCACGTTTATGTTGTGGCATCGAGCTTGCGGGCAAGATCGAGGGTGATGGTCACGAGTTTATCGACAGGGCCGGGAACTGGTCGCTGTCCTGCCTCATAGTACTTCACCGCCCGCACTGACGTGCCGAGGGCAGAAGCTAAGGCGGACTGAGTCCACCCTAGCTCTTGCCGTGCCTCCCTAAGTTCCGCGCCGGTCATAGCAGCATACCTCTTGCTTTGCAGGCTTGCCGCATGTGGTCACGGGTCCAGCCCCAAACACGGCCGGCCTGCGAGTATGCCTTGATCTGTTGCATCAGCTTGGCGTCTAGCTCCCGCCGCTGCTGTTCGAGGGCGTCGAGGGCGCGGAATATATTAGCCGTGTCCATGCAGATTCTATCTGTCTCTAGTTTGGTCTGGTCCATGCCTAAGCCTTCCCCGCAAACATATCTTCATAAGCGCCAAGCTCCGCCCGCATAGATTCGAGCGCGGCTTGCGCCATGATGAGGCGGTGTTCGAGCTTGCGTATTGTTTCCGCTTTGTCGGATTCACAGGCCGTGCAATCCTCCAGGCGTTCGCCAAGTGCGATGCAAAGTTCGTGGCCACTATCGCGTGCCTCTTCAATCAAGCGCTTGTCATCGCAAGCGCGCCAATAGGTGCGGTCGTTCATGGTTTACGCCTCCACGATCTGCGGGCTGTGATGCTCCGCCAACTGATACCAATCTACGGAATTGAGGCCGAGCATATCCCACACAAAACCATTGCCGCCTTGAACCTTGCCAATAAGCTCCTCGACGTAGTTCTCGACATCATCGCGGCAAAGTTCGGGAGTTATCTCTACACCATCGTCCGCCATTGCCGCCCATTGGTCGTTGAACCAAAGCCCAACGGTCCAAGTCGCTGCGTTCCGCCATCCGTTGCAAGTGTTGTCGTTCATAACTTTCCCTTTCCAATTTGGCCATTCGCCAGTGCTGGCCTACCTGATTGCAAGCAGGCCAGTGAAGGCGGGTGGTCAGCTAAAGTAAACACCAAGCAGCATATCGGTTATGATAGCCCGCCCGCCGTCTTCAACGTCTAGCGAGATTTCGTCCAGCGCCTCAAGGTTCTCGCGCATAGTCGCTTCGTCGTCTCCCGGCTGAATGTATATGTCGCGCCCTTCTGGGTTCCGAATGGTCAAGCCGTGGCGCAAAGCCGCGTAAGCATACCCGCCGCCAAGCGGCATATAGCTTGTCCCGATGCAATCTTCCTTAGTCATGTCACTTCCCTTTCTTATCTGAAACAAAGAACCCGATTGAGATGATCGCCAGCATGGCAACCGCCAGGAATACGTTGAACGGGACAATGTGTGATATGTCGGTCATGTCGTTCCCTTTCGTTTCGATGACAAACAACTAGGGGAACAACGTGCACCTGTCAACACTCTGTCCCGAACTTTTTCCTAAGTCACTGACAAGCAACCAATCTTTTTGCATTAGCGAGGTGGAGACGCAGCTTGGCACGGACCTTGCATGGAGCGCGTCCGAACCAATTTGCTAGTCCCGTAAAGCGGCTTAACAAGCAACCGACCCTGCAACAAATTGAAAATCAAAGATTATCTTATCTGTGCGCGCCTGGGCGCGTAGGCATTTTCATTTTTTTACCCCCCCGGCCCCCGTCTGTTGCGGGGGGCGGCGTGCGCTGTACCTGACAGATACCGATTTGTTCAGGTTTCTGCCCACTTTCCTGAACAACCGGCTTCGAAAAATTCTATAATTTTTTGCTTGATGACTGTTAAGTTCTACGTTAGACAATCGGCTTAACAACGAAAGGGATTGAAAATGGCCGTTTACGGATACACTCGCGTTTCGACAGAGGACCAAGTCAAGAATTCCAGCCTTGACGATCAAAAGCGCCAGATAGAGGGCATAGCTATGTCTCACGATCTGGAACTGACCCACATCTACCGCGAAGAGGGCGTATCGGGTGGCGTATCCCTTTTCCAGCGACCAGAAGGATGCAAGCTGGCTTTCTTACGGCCGGGTGACACGGTCATTGTTTCTAAGCTCGACCGTATGTTCAGGGACGCCAGGGACGCACTGAACGTCATTGGTGATTGGGACGAGCTTGGCGTTCGGCTTATCATCAACGGGTTCGGAGACGTTACCGACCAGACCAACCCTTTTGGCCGATTCATGATCGAGTTAATGTCGGTATTTTCGGGCGAAGAACGCCGCCGGATTAAGGAGCGTACGCTGGCCGGACGCCGCGCCAAGAAAGAGGCTGGCGGGCATATCGGGGGCCACGCCCCGTTTGGTTACAAGAAGGTTGGTTCCGGACGTTCCGCCAAGTTGGAGATTGACCCCGAGCAGCAGGACGCTATCACCACTATGAAAGTGGCGCGCTTGAAGGGGCATAGCTTTCGCAACATAGAGGCAATTGTCCAGAAGCGACACGGCATGTACGTGAGCCACGTTACTATCCGCCGAATCCTGCGGGGAGAAATTTGATGACAGCGCCCAAGCCAAAAAAGCCTACAGCCACCCGCGCCGCACAAGCCGCAAAAGAGGCCGCTGATCTGATGGCCAAAAACACAAAACAGGAGCCTAACTTCTTTCTCGCGTTCCTGAAGAAGTACAAGGATGATCCGGTAGGATTCGTACGCGACATTTTGCGGACCACGCCGGACCCGTGGCAAATTAAATTCCTTGAGGCCATCCGGGACGGCAACCGCCGCATCTCGGTTCGGTCAGGCCACGGCGTCGGCAAGTCTACCGCCGCCAGTTGGGCTATGCTCCACTACTTCCTTACCCGCTATCCGGTGAAGGTGGTCGTGACCGCGCCGACCAGCGCGCAGCTTTTCGACGCCATGTTTGCCGAATTGAAGCGTTGGGTTAACGAACTGCCGGACATTCTCAAGACCCTGGTTGAAGTAAAGAGCGACCGCATCGAACTGAAGGCCGCGCCGAGCGAAGCGTTTATCTCGGCTCGTACTTCCCGCGCCGAGACGCCGGAAGCGCTTCAGGGTATCCACGCCGACCATGTTTTGCTGGTAGCGGACGAAGCCTCGGGTATCCCTGAATCCGTATTTGAGGCCGCATCCGGTTCTATGTCTGGCCACAGTGCGACAACGCTGCTGCTCGGCAACCCGACCCGAAACACCGGCCTCTTTTACGACACGCATAATAGGCTCAAGGGCGAGTGGAAGACTTTCCACGTATCGTGCGTCGATAGCCCGCGCGTTTCGGAAGCCTTCGTGAATGAGATGAAACTGCGGTACGGCGAAGACAGCCCGGCGTACCATGTGCGCGTACTGGGCAACTTCCCGCCGCGTGAAGAGGACACGGTTATCCCTGTCGAGCTTATCGACAGCGCAATGAACCGCGAGATAAAGATTGACGAGAATGCCACGGCCGTATGGGGCTTGGACGTGGCGCGTATGGGTTCGGACGCCAGTGCGCTCGCCAAGCGGCGCGGCCCTGTCGTAGACGAGATACAGACGTGGAAGGGCCTAGACCTTATGCAACTTACCGGGGCGGTCGTCGCGGAGTACGAAGCGCTCCCGCCGAGTAAGCAGCCGGTCGAGATACTTGTTGACTCTATCGGCCTAGGGGCTGGTGTGCTTGACCGTCTGCGCGAACTTGGCCTCCCGGCCCGTGGTATAAACGTCGCCGAGAGTCCGGCCATGAAGGGTACGTACGCGAACCTCCGCGCCGAATTGTGGTTCAAGTGCAAAGCATGGCTGGCAAATCGTGATGTCAAGATTCCGAAAGACGAGCAACTGTTCGCCGAACTTGCAGGGCCGCGCTACGCCTTTACGTCTTCCGGCAAAATGCAAGTTGAAAGTAAAGAGGCCATGAAGAAGCGCGGGCTTTCCTCGCCTGACAAAGCCGACGCGCTGTGCTTGTGCCTGGCGACAGATGTAGCGACAGCTATGCACGGGTACTCCATGACCGGAGCGTTTCGCGGCCCGATCCGCAGAGGCATTAGGGGTATTGTTTAAGTTACTACAAATGTGGTAACATACGCGCGTTGCTCCTGCGTTGCTGCATAACAGCGCGGTTGAGCGAACAGGCCGGGGCTTTTCCTTCCCTTTCCTTCGGTCTGTACTTAACGGGGGCCGGTTTGCTCCAAGGCCGGTCCCCGTTTCTTTTCCACAAATAATAGTATATACGGCCAAAAGTACAGGTGTCTTGGGCTTGACTGTCTATGAGTACGCAGTGCGATTCGTGTCAACGCAAAATAGTTAACGAAGACGATCCGCGCCAAAAGTCCCGGTGCAAGACGTGCGGGTTACTAGCGCTGCCACGTAAGCAGAAACGTTCGTCCGCTGCTCACCGCGTACGTAACCTCCGCACACGGTATGGTATGACGCCGGACCAATTCTATTTCTTACTAGACAGCCAAGACAACTGCTGTGCTATTTGCGAGACAGAGTTAAATCCGGGCACGTCGTACCGGGGACGCCACAAAAAGCCGATGATAGACCACTGCCACGCCACGGGTAATATTCGTGGTATCCTGTGCAATGGTTGCAACTTGATAATTGGTCATGCCAGCGATGATATACCCCGGCTTGAGAAAGCTATAGTATATTTGCGCGAACGCGGTATGAGTGATATAGAGGCGAAGAACTAGCGACAGACTGCCCATACTTTGCTATAGGGCGTCTAGACAAACCACGCCGAGTTGAGGACAAACTGTATGGCGCAAGTGTTTTTTCCTATCAGTTCTATCCGGGTTGATTGCTCTACGACTTCTAAGCGTGTGGCTCTCCCGGCCAACGCAACGAATGTTCGGTTCTACAACAACACGACTTCGATGGCGTGGGTAAACATCGGCGATAGCAGCGTAACGGCCGCTATCCCCGCTGCTGACACGGCGGGTGCGGGTTTCCCTCTCGCGCCGGGTAGCGTCGAAGCGTTTACTGAAAGCCCGAACGGCGGCGCTACGCACGTTGCGATTGTGCTTCAGAGCGGTACTGGATTTGTCAACGTCACGATGGGCGAGGGCTGGTAACTTGCGGCGGCTGCGTACCAGGTTCCGTACTAGCAACGGGGGCGCTGGCGGGCGCTTCCCGTTTCCCGACCAGCCGACATTGATCCTCGACTTTGTTCCGATTGCGGACCCGGTGAACGGCGACACTTTGGCGATTAACTTTGCGTCGTCTTCGTATGAAGTGAACGTACGTGACCCTATCGCGCCGACTGCGCTTCTCAACATTCAAGTATGGAATTAAGCCATGCCCCTAGTCTCCCGCACGTTTGACCAGCTTATCGACTTCACGCGCACCAGTGCGGCGACCTACGTTGACGCGTCGGGTCGGATTGTGCCTACCGCTGCGAGCCGGAACCTCCTGACGTTCACGCAGGAGTTCGACAACGCGGTTTGGGCAAAGGCCAATGCAACCATAGTTGCAAATGCCGCCGTTGCGCCTGACGGGACGCTGACCGCTGATAAGTTGGCAGAAACCGCGATCAATGGCGCGTTTGTCATGGTGCAAAGCCCGACGATGGCTTTGAACACTGTGTACTCGTTTTCTTGCTACATGAAGGCGGCAGAACGTAGCTTTGGCGTCCTCAATATTTTTACGGGCACTGCAAGCTGCTGGACTTGGTATAACCTATCTACCGGCACTGTCTCGACGTTGGGCGCTGGCGCAACGGCTACAATCACGCCCGCAGGTAATGGCTGGTATCGCTGCACTTTAACAATCAGCACGGCAGCATCTGGTAGCCCCAACATTGCTATGTGGCCCTCTACGGCTAATGGGGTCTTGACTTACACCGGCACGGCAGGAAGCGGCATCTACCTCTGGGGCGCACAGCTAGAAGCGGTCCCTGACGCGAACTTGGTGCTGGGTAGTGAGCTTGTCAGCAATGGCACGTTCAATACGGACTTGAGTGGGTGGGCAGTAGGAACGGACGCAGCGCAAGTAGTTCCCACTTGGTCTGCCGGTAGTGTGACTTTGACGCGGGGTAGCGGCGGAATTTCTGGTTTTTCGCAGGGACTAGGTCTTGTCTCTGGCCGGGCATATCGTGTGTCTTTTGAGCTTATTTCCGGAAACGTGTCATGCGGCGGCGGCTTGCCCGGATTTACCACCGTCACGACCCTTGGTGTCAATACAAGGGTAATTGTCGCCAATGGAAGCAATATCCAGTTTTGGCCAACAAACACGTCATCAACTGCGGTAATCGACAACATCTCCGTCAAGGAAATCACCGGCACCACGGGGATGCCGACCGACTACACCCGCAACAACGGCGGCGTGTACCCGCCGCGCTTTGACTACGACCCTGTGACGCTGGCACCGAAGGGGCTGCTGGTCGAGGAGCAGCGGACGAATTTGCTGGTTCGCTCGGAGGAGTTTGACAATGCGATTTGGACGAAGGCTGGGGTAACTGTAACCGCAAACGCGACCACTTCACCGGACGGTACAGTTGATGCTGATACTGTAGTTGAGGGTACAAGCAACGGCCAGCACAGCGTTGACCAGTCTGTCGCGTTGTCCGCGTCAACGACATATGCAATTACCTTTTACGCCAAGCGGGCCTCTGGAACGCGCGATGCGTTTATTCAGGTCAACACCTCTGGCGGAACCACCGGAGCGGGTTTCGCTTGGTTTAACCTAGGCACTGGGGTTGCCTCGGCTATTTCTACGCTAACAGGAACCTTTGTCGGCATTTCTGCGTCTGCAACTGATGTCGGAAATGGCTGGTATCGCTGCACTCTGGTATTCACCAGCAATGCCGGAAATGCCGGGGCTGTAATTTTCTTCGGGACGTACAACGCAAACCGTATCTACACCGGAGACGGCACCTCTGCCCTCTACATCTGGGGCGCACAACTCGAAGCCGGTGCCTTCGCCACCAGCTACATTCCCACGGTGGCCTCACAGGTCACGCGCACGGCTGACGTAGCGACGATCACGGGCGCGAACTTCTCGCAGTGGTATAACCCGGCTGCCGGGACTTTTGTTGTAGAGTTCGACAAGGCAAGTGCGGCGGCTCGCGGTGGTGCATTGAGCGCAGCCGATTTCAACGCGGTCAGTGGAACCGGCGTCACTATTGACGGGCAAAACGATGCCAACATTCGCGCGTTTATTGAGAATGCTGGTGTTGTGCAGATGCTCAACGCAACACTCCTTGCATATTCGGCAAATGCAACGGTTAAGGCTGCTGTTGCTTACGCTACTAACGATGCTGTTGGCGCTGCTGGCGGGCAGCTTGGAACGGCAGACACTACCGTAACTGTCCCGACCCTTAACGCTCTACAGGTTGGGGCTGTGCGGAATACTGTCAATGCTGCCACGAATTTCCTCAACGGCCATATCCGCTCGATCCGCTACTACCCGACCCGCCTTAGCAACGCGCAGCTTCAAGCCCTCACGGCATAAGGAGACAACCACATGGACCTCTACCTGAAAGCCGCAGACGAAGCCGCCATGAACGCCGCGCTGGTTGCCGCTGGGCTGGCCTACGTCGAGGACGAAGCGCTGCACCCCGCGCCCTATGTCAGCCTTGACGTGATCGGGCCTATCACCCGCGTCACCGGCTATGACGAAAGAGGCGAGCCTATCGTTCAGGTGTTGCCAGAATGGCACGTCAACGTGCGCTGCGGCGGTCTGACCGAGGAGCAGGAAGCGGAACTCGACGGGCTGGTTATCGTGCCGCCTGAAACGCCTTACCGGGTTTGGGCATAGGGGGCGCCGGTATGAAGAAACCAACCAAGATGCAGAAGAAGATCGGCAAGGTCATGGGCGAGTTCAAGGCCGGGACTTTGCACAGCGGCAAGGGCGGTCCGGTCGTCAAGAACCGTAAGCAGGCGGTAGCTATCGCTATGTCTGAAGGTCGCAAGGCTTCGAAGAAGAAGTGAAGAAGGACAGCCGCATGGCGTATCGTAAGGATTCTAAGCCGACCGAAGAAGAAATGATGCCGCAAGACGGCATGGAAATTTCTATCGAAATGGAAGACGGCCTGGAAGTAGAGGTCGAAACGCCGGAAGAAAAAAACGGCGTTACCGAAGAAGAACTCCACGGCATTGTCGCCGGGGAGATTGACGACGCGCAGGCGTATATTGACGATGTAGTTAGCCCCGAGCGCGCCACCGCCGGACAATACTACAAAGGCGAGCCGTTCGGAAACGAAGAAGAAGGCCGCAGCCAAGTCGTATCCATGGACGTGCGCGACACTGTCCAGGCCATCATGCCGTCCATCATGCGCGTGTTCTTTGGTTCAAGCAACGTCGTAGAGTTTGCGCCGAATGGACCGGAGGACGTTACCTCCGCCGAACAGGCGACCGAGTACGTCAACTACTGCCTGACCCGTGACAACAATCTGTTCATGGTTTGTTACGAGACGTTCAAGGACGCGCTTGTCCGTAAGAACGGTATTGCCAAAGTTTGGTGGAACGACGACAAGGAAGTCAAGACCTACAAATTCGAGGGCTTGAGCGAAGAAGCCTACACCGTTCTCGCTTCGGACCCTACCGTAGAGATTACAGAGTACGAAGTCGAGTACGGCGAGCAGGCCATGGTCGGCCCGGACGGCGTGGAAGTCATGGTCCCGCAGCCGCCGATGTACTCTTGCTCCATCCGTCGCACGACGGACAAGGGCCGCTTGTGCGTTGCCGCCGTACCGCCCGAAGAGTTTCTTATCGACCGCCGCGCTCGGAATATCGAAGAAGCGGAATTTGTCGCACACCGCCGTTACGTAACCGTCTCCGATTTGGTAAAGATGGGTTACGAACTGGACGAGATTGAGAACCTTGGCTACGAAACACAGGACGACTTCGAAGGGAACCAGGAGACCTTCGACCGGAATCCGAACGCAACGATTCTTGGCGCGGGCCGTACAGACGTGGCGAGCCGTAAAGTCCTCTATATCGAAGCCTATGTCCGGGTAGACATGGACGGAGACGGCATCGCCGAACTGCGCCGTGTCTGCGTGGGCGGCACTGCCTACAAGATTCTCCATAACGAACCGTGCGATGTAGTGCCGTTTGTTTCATTCTGCCCGGACCCCGAGCCGCATACCTTCTTCGGCCTGTCGATCGCCGACGTCGTGATGGACATTCAGCTTATCAAGTCTAATATCCTGCGGAATATGCTTGATAGCTTGGCGCAGTCCATCCACCCGCGCACTGCCGTTGTTGAGGGGCAAGTCAACCTTGAAGACGTAATGAACACCGAAGTCGGTGGCATCATACGTATGCGAGCACCCGGGATGGTGCAGCCGTTCAATCAGCCGTTTGTCGGCCAAGCCGCGTTTCCGATGCTGGCATATATGGATGAACTGCGCGAGAACCGCACGGGTATCAGCAAAGCCGCAGCGGGCCTTGATGCAAACGCGCTTCAGTCCTCTACCCGCGCCGCAGTAGCCGCGACTGTCACGGCCGCGCAGCAGCACATCGAACTTATCTGCCGCATCTTTGCCGAAACGGGTATGAAGGCGCTGTTCGACAAGGCGCTAAAACTTATCACGATGAACCAAGACGCGCCGCGTATGGTGCGTCTGCGCAATCAGTTCGTGCCGATTGACCCGCGCGTGTGGGACTCGAATATGGACGTGATCGTCAACGTCGCGCTTGGTTCCGGGACGACGGAAGAAAAGATGGCGTTCCTCGGCCAGATTGCGGCCAAGCAAGAGATGATGATCCAGCAGGCCGGCGCCTACAATAACCCGATGGTTGACCTTGCTCAGTACCGCAACACGCTGGCGCAGATGCTGGCGATGGCTGGGTTCAAGGACGCCAGCATGTTCTTCAAAGACCCGGCGCTCACACCCCCGCCCCCGCCTCCCCCGCCGCAGCCGTCGCCCGAAGAAATCTTGGCGCAGGTTCAGGCCCAGGCGATTCAGGCCGATATTCAGAAGAAGGCCGCAGAGCTTGAACTCCAGCGCGAAGAGATGCTGCGCAAGGATGACCGCGAGCGCGACAAAATCGACGCCGACGTGATGATTAAGGCCGCTGAGATTCAGGCCAAGTACGGAGCGCAAGTCAATGTCGCACAGATTGAAGGCATGATTAACCGCGACCGCGAAGCTCAGCGCCAAGCCGCAGAAACGCAGCGCGCTGTGGCCGCCGCCGCAGTGCAGGCCGCTCAGGCTTCGCAAGCCGCGCAGCAACCGCAGTCGCAGCCGCCGCTTCCGCCTGAAGGAATGATGTAATGGAAGAAGACTTCTACACGCCGTCCCTGATGGCTTCTCTGCTGGCGTCAGGTACGCAGGCTCTTCCTACAGCGCAGCCTGTGCAAACCGCTACTTCGGTCGACGAAGCCGTGGATCCGTACACCGGGCTTACCAAGGCGCAGACAGACGCACAAATCGCTGCGCTTCTTGGCGGTTCGGTAGATATTGGAAATCCCGGCATCGTTCCTGAGTGGGAGCAATACCGCGCGCCAAGCTATTCGGCGCCCACGATGGAGTACCTCAGCAGCCTCGACAAGTATATCGCCCAAAACGACCCCTCGTTCGGGATGATGTACTCCAAGGCACCTACGGTAGACCTGAGCACCCCCGAAAAAACTCGGCAGTATTCGCTCTACGGGATCGGCGACTTCCTGCCGGAAGAGCAAGTCGCCGCCTACGCGAGCAAACCGTTTGAGCAGAACGTAGGCTTCACCGTCGCGCCCACGGAGGTCGGCGTAGGCAAGAACGTGACCGGCGCGCTGGATGTGGGTTACAACACCCCAATCATTCTCCGTGACGACGCGACGGGCGAGATCGTGTACCAAGGCACCGGCTTTGCGGGAGCGCAAGAAGCCGCGCGTCTGTCGAACCAAATGAGCGCGACGGGAGACAAGAAAACGCAATGGTCGCTGCTGACCGGTGACCCGGGCGCGACAGATATTTCGCAGTTCAACGTTGTGGCGCAAGATAAGCCTGACTACCTCGGCGGTGTTCTTGGCGCGCTGGTACAGTACGGTCTTCCTCTTGGCCTTTCGCTGATCCCCGGCGTTGGTTGGGCGGGTAGCGCTGCTCTGGCTGGCGCCGGTAGCACAGCCGGGAAGTTGATCAGCGGCTACGACGTCGGTGACGCGCTCAAGTCTGGCCTGATTACAGCAGGCACTGCAGGTTTACTTAGAGCCCCCATCCTAGACGGTGGGAACAGCATTAGCGGAGCGCTTACTAACGCGGTGGGTTTGGGCGGCGCCCCGACTAGCGCCTTCGACAAGGCTTTTGACGCGGATTATGCTTCGTGGCTTGCGTCGGGGCCCGCCGGGGCCGCCGGGGCCGCCGGGGCCGCAGGGCTTGGCGCTGGCCTAGCCGCCGCTGTCCCTGAGATTGTTGTTCTAGGTGGTGCTGGCGGGCTTGGTACTCTTGGAATGGCCGCACTTGGCACCGCCGCTCTTGGCGGGTTGGCCGGGGCTACTGGTGTTCTTGGCGGAACTCCCGCTGCGAGCGGCGCGCTTCCCGGCGACATTGTCGTAACCGGGGCGCCAAGCGCGGGCGTGTCTCTCCCTGCCGTCGGCGCGGGCGTAGGCGCCGGAGCGGGCGCGGGGGCTGGCTTGATCGGGGGCGAAGTACCCGTGCCGGAAGACATTGTCGTCGAAGCGCAAAAGCCATCCGATGTATTGAACGGCGAACTTCCGCCCCCGCCCATCACGTCCGTCAATATCCCGCCGAACGCAGGAACTACGCTGCCTGACACCGGGGGGTCATTGCTTAACGATATCCTGAAGTATTACTCGCTTGGAAGCGGCGTACTGGATATGCTTGGCGTTGGTAAAGGCGGGGCCGGATCGACCACCCCGTATACTTCTGTTCTCGGCAATGTGCCGACTTTCGGACGCGGTGCGTTCCAGCCGTTTACCGGCGACTACGAAACATATGCGCAAGGCCCCGAGTGGAACTTCTTCGGTACGAACAATGGATAGACAAAAACTTATTGAGCGAGGCCAACACGCCAAGCGTCTTCTCGAAGACGAGTTGCTTGCGGAAGCATTCGACCGTATTGAGAAAGATATATTTGAAGAGTGGCGGCATAGTAGTATCAATAACTACGACGAACGTACTGACCTGTTTCTTACGCTCAAATGTCTTGAGCGTCTGAAAGCTCGACTTCGGGCAATCCTTGATGACGGAAGTATTGCATCAAGGAGTTAACATCGCAGCCAAAAGGTGATATATGGCCAATGAGGACGGCAACCCCGATACCGGGATCGGACTTCACGAAGCAACTCTTGCCATCAGTAAACTTCTCGGCCCTGAAG